GGGAGCTGTCACGATCAAGCTCACGGCGCAGGTCACGGGCGGCGAGAAGCACGGCAAGGTACTGAATGACAACACACAGACCAGCACCACGATCCCGGGCACGAGCGTCGACTGGGGAGTCAACGGGGCCAGCAGCAACGGCGGCAAAATCAACATCCATGTCCCGTTCAATACGTGGTCCGCGACGACGGCGGTAAAGCTCCAGCACAGCACAGACAACACTGTGTGGGTGGATCTGGCCGGCGCAGCACAGACGATCCCGGCCGGGCAGGCCGTGGATGTGACGCACCCGAACGGGCTACCGTCCGCATATACGCTCACCCTTTCGGGTGCAGTGAACCGGTACGTGCGGGCGGTCATCACACCGGCCGCGGGCACCGGAGCAATTTCCGCCGTCGTGGCCTTCGCCCGATTCTAGTAAAGGAGCAAACAATGTCTTTCTCTCATGGAAAGCTAGCCAATGTTCAGATCGGTGATGCCACGAACACGCTCGTGGATATCTCCGTCATTTCCAACTCGTGCGACATTCCGCGCACCCTCGCAACCGGCGAGACGACCCACTTCGGGGACACCGCGAAGGAGTTCATCGGCGGCATCGAGGACGGGACCGTCAGTATCGCGGGCCTGTACGACAACGTGCTGGACGGGACGATTCAGGCCGCGGTGGACAGCATCGTGAACGGGACCAACCAGAACCTGAAGCTCCAGTACGGGCCGCAGGGGAACGCGACCGGCAAGGTCAAGTACACGCTGAATGTGGTGTGGACGACCTACAGCGTCAGCACCCCGGTCGGCGGCGTGGCGACGTTCAAACTGGACGGGCAGCGTACCGGGCCAACCGTGCGCGCAGTCTTCCCGTAAACCACAACAACCAAACAAAAACGAGCAGGAGAGTGACCATCGTGTCCGAGGAACTGAAGCCATCCACCGATCCGAACGCCTACGACTTCCGGGGCAACCCGAATGAGCAGGCGCCTGTGGTGTCGCCCGTCCCCGAGCAGGTATCCGTACCGGCCGGCGAGACGGGCGGCTACCTTGCGCCCGGCGGGACCGTCCGGAAGAGCATCCGCGAAAGGATCGGGGAGCTCCGGCCATATACGAGCGAAACCGTCCCGGTCGACGAATGGGACACCGACGTCGAGGTCCGCTCCATCAGCCTTGGGGAGCGGCAGGCCATGATGCAGGAGCTCATGGACGAGGAGGGCAACGTCGAAATGGCGCTCATCGAGGCGCACTACATCGCGCGCTGCGCATTCGACCCGGAGACCGGGGCACGGATCTTCGCGGACGACGACATTGAGTTCATCCAGAGCCTTCCGGCCGGCACGGCGGACAAGGTTGGGCACGTCGCTGTACGGCTGTCTGGAATGAATGAGGCAGCGAAAGAGGACGCAGCAAAAAAATAGTTGAGAGCGGCGAGCTACGGGTAGCTTTCATTGTCGCTGAACGGACGGGCCGGACGTTGCAGGAGCTCTATAACGGGGGACCGGGGCGGGAACCGATGACGGCGGCGGAGTTCACGCAATGGGCGGCACTCATCACGCAGGTCGAGCCGTGGGAACAGGAACAGGCACGCAAGTAGCGGCGGAGGAGGCGGGACCATGCCGGGATCGGTAGTCAATGTAACGGCGATGCTTACGGGCAACGCAACCGGCATGGTCAACAGCTTCGGGATGGGTTCTGAGGCGGCGAAGAAGTTCAAGGACGCCTACGCGGCCACCGGCGCCTCCGTGACGGCGACGAGCAAAGAGATTCAGGACAGCCTCCTGAAGGAGGCAGCAGCGGCGCAGGCGGCGGCACAGACGGCGGTGGACGCCAGCGCACGCAAGGCACAGGCTGCGAGCCTCGCTGCGGCGCAGGCAACGGTAGCGGCGGACAAAGAGGCAGCGGCGCAGGCTAAGGCCGCAGCAGCGGCGCAGGCGGCCGCTGACGCGACAGCCCGGGCAGCGGCCACAGGGTCCGAGGCGGACACGGCAGCGGCGGCGGCACAGGTCGAGGCGGCGGGCCGGGCAGCGAACGCGGCCACACTCGCGGCGGAGCAGAAGAGCGTCGCGGCGGCCAAGGCAGCGGCGGCGCAGGCGGAGTCCACTGCGAGCATCAAGGCATCCCTAGACGCGGAGAAAGCAGCGGACGCGGCGACGGCGGCGGCAGCGGACATGGCCGCGGCGAAGAAGAAAGCAGCCAGCGACGCCAGCATGGCGACGATGACGAAAGTCGCGGTCGGGACAGCAGTCGCGGCCGGGGTCGTCGCTGTCGGTGTACTGGACATGGCCGGCAAATATGAGAAGAGCACGCAGCTCCTCATGACGGCCGGCGGCGAATCCCAGTCGAACATGCAGATGATTCGGGACGGGATCCTGAAGGTTGCACAGACCACGGGCATCGGGGCTGAGCAGCTCTCCGAGGGTATGTACACGGTGGAGAAGGCCACGTTCCGGGGAGCGGACGGGCTCAACGTTCTGAAGGCGGCAGCGGAGGGCGCCGCGGCGGAGAACGTGGACATGGGGACCATGACCAACGCGCTCACATCCATCATGATGAGCTACCACCTGACGTCGGACAAGGCTGTCGCGACGACAAACGAGCTGGTCGCCGGGGCGGGTGCAGCGAAGACCACGATGCAGGATTACGCGGCCAGCCTGTCCAGCGTTCTCCCTGTCGCGTCCGCGGCCGGGATCTCCTTCGCGGAGGTCGGTGGCGCGATTGCGACCCTAACCCAGCACGGCACGAGCGCGGACGAGAGCACGCAGGAGCTAGCGAACACGATCCGCTCCCTACAGGCACCGAACAACGTCGCGATCAGTGCGATGCAGCAGCTCGGGCTGAGCGTTACCGACGTCGAAACCAACCTTGGCAAGCGCGGCCTCACCGGAACCATCCAGATGATTACGGACGCCATCCAGTCGAAGATGGGGCCGGCCGGCACCGTCATGATCGACACGATGAAGAAGTCCGCCACCGGGGCAGCGGATCTCCAGACCATGATCTCGAAGATGCCGGCGAACCTCCAGACCGCGGCGCAGGGCTTCCTCGACGGCACGACGAGCATGAAGGACTTCCAGAAGGTTTTCAAGGGCATGGGAGCGGACGGCGACGCAGAGGGCAAGCAGTTCCTCTCCCTCGCGAACACCGTGAACGGCTACAACGACCAGATCAAGGCCGGAGGACCGGCTGCGGCGACGGCAGCCGCGGCACTGAAGGCGATCATGGGCGGGGCGACGGGCATGAACACAGCCCTCATGCTCGGCGGCGAAAACATGACGGTCTTCAAGCAGAAGACGGACGAGGTAGCGGCGGCGGCACAGAAGAGCGGCGCTGACATATCCACCAACGCGGCCACCCAGTCGACGCTCGCGGCGACGACGGCCCGGGTAAAGGAAACCTTCGAGGCGCTCGCGATCGAGCTCGGCACGATGCTGATGCCGGCCGTCAAGGATATCCTCAACGGGTTCCTCCAGATGGTGACCTTCTTCCAGCAGAACAAGGGCGCAGCGGAGGCGCTCGGGCTCGGGATAGCGGCACTCGCGGGTGGCATCATAGCCGGGGTACTGGCGGCCAAAGCATGGGCAGCGATGCAGGTTATCGCGGCAGCAGCGACCGCCATTTTCACGGGCAACTTCGAGGCACTGAACGCCGTCATGGCGATCAACCCTTTCATCGCCATAGCGATCGGGCTCGCGGCCCTAGTCGCCGGAGTTATCTGGGCGTACAACAATATCGGCTGGTTCAAGGACGGCGTTGACGCCGCATGGAAGTGGATCCAGCAGGCGTTCAATAACGCTATCGGCTGGATCGTGAACACCGCGTTCCCATGGCTGGGCGGAGCATGGAAGACGACCGTCCAGATCTTCCAGAACAGCGTGGGAATGTTCACGGACTTCTTCACGAACACGTATGGGATGTTCCACGATTTCGTGTCGAACACGGTCGGGATGTTCTCCGACTTCACGGCCCACACAGTTGGCATGTTTGTCGATTTCTTCCGGAACACCTACGGCATGTTCTCCGACTTCTTCGGGAAGGTCGGGGCAGTGGCGACATGGTTCTGGAAGAACGTTATGGAGCCGGTCTGGAACGGGATCGTACTCGCGGCGAAGCTTGCCATCACGATCATCGGGACCGTCGTTATCGGACCCATGGTGGCCCTGTTCAATGTTCTCGCGGCCGGGGCGATGTGGCTCTGGAAGAACGCGATCAAGCCGGCATGGGACGGGATCAGCGCAGCCATCGGGGTGGCGTGGAACTGGATCCGGGACAACGTTATCAACCCGATGGTGCTCGGGGCGGAGCTTGTCGGTAAGGGCTTCGAGATCCTGTGGAAGACCTACATCGTCCCGGTGTGGGACGGCATCAAGACAGCCATTGCGAACGCATGGAACTGGCTGGTTCAGAACGTATGGAACCCGATCGTCGCGGAGCTGAAGCTCATCGAGGACGATTTCACGTGGCTGTGGAAGAACATTATTGTCCCGGTGTGGGACGGCATCAAGAAGGCTATCGGGGATGCTTGGAACTGGATCCGGGACAACGTTTACCTCATCATCCGGCTCGCGGTAAAGCAGCTTGGCGACGACTTCAACTGGCTGTGGAAGAACATTATCGTACCGGTTTGGGACGGCATACAGGCGGCGATAGCGGCCGTCTGGAACTGGATCCGGGACAACATTTTCACGCCCATCACGAACGGCATCCACACTGTCGGGGACACCTTCACATGGCTGTGGCACAACGTTGTCGAGCCGGCATGGTCCGGGATACAGGGCGCAGCAGGAGCCGCATGGAACTGGATCCGGGACAACATCTTCAACCCGTTCAAGCAGGGCATCAATGATGTGGGGCAGGCGTTCCAAGACACGGCCGGCTGGATCGGGAGGAGCTGGGATGCGGTCAAGGGCGCGGCGAGCGTACCGGTCCACTGGATCGTGGACAACGTATACACCAACGGCATCGAGAAGGTTTGGAACGGTATCGCGGGAGCGGTCGGCCTGAACCTACGCCTCCCGGACGCACCACACTTCGCGACGGGCGGCATCATGCCCGGCTACAGCCCGGGCGTCGACAACTTCACGATTCAGGTCGGGGGCGGAGAAGCAATCATGCGGCCCGAGTGGACGCGCATGGTCGGGGCGGACAACGTCCACCGGATGAACGCGATGGCGGCAGGAGGAAACCTGAACGGCGTCCAGTCGATGCTAGGTGGGCTACCCGGGTTCGCGGGCGGCGGTGTTGTCGGGTTCATCACGGACGCCTTCAACAACATCGGGAACGCTGTGGGTGGCTTCCTGCACGACCCGCTCGGCGGCATCGCGAACATGATTACCGGACCCATGAACACGATGCTCTCCGGGGTCGGGGGAGGAAACCTTGGGAAGATGGTGGCCCAGTTCCCGCGCGAGATTGTCAGCGCGCTCGGGAACTTCATAAAGGGACCGGCAGCGGCCAAGGCGCAGAGCTTCGACGCGGCACAAAGAGTCCTGAGTGCGGGGGTACCGATCAGCGGGGCAACGATGAGCGGCGGGGCACAGCAGTGGGCCGGCACGGTGATGACGGCACTGAACATGCTGGGGCAGCCCGCATTCCTGCTGAGCAGCACGCTCCGACGCATGAATCAGGAGTCGGGCGGCAACCCGAACGCGATCAACAACTGGGACAGCAACGCGGCGGCGGGCATCCCGTCGAAGGGGCTCATGCAGGTCATCCCGCCCACGTTCGCGGCCTACGCCATGCCCGGGTACGCGAGCAACATTTACGACCCGCTGAGCAACATCCTCGCCTCGATGAGGTACGCGATCAGCCGGTACGGGAACCTTGCGAATGCGTACGACCGGCCGGGCGGCTACGCCATGGGCGGCATCGCGGCACCGGTCTTCGACAACGGCGGCTGGGTCAAGCCGGGGCTCAACCTGATAAACAACAAGACCGGGGCACCGGAGCGGCTCAGCAACACAACGGGCGGCATGGAGGGTGCAACCTTTGTACTGGAGATCCCGGAGCTCGGTGGCCGGCTCACGGCGAAAGTCAAAGAGGTTATCGCGGACAGCCACAGCGAGCTGACGCGGAGCCTACGGAACACGGCCGGCATCGACGCGGGAGGAAACTAGCATGGGACTACCAGCCAACATTGTGTGCCTTGCACTGAACCCGGGCCTCGAATACGACGGCGGCGCAGGGGTCAATATTTTCACGAACCTGTGGACTAACCCGAGCTTCGAGTACGGGGTTACCAGCGTCACGGCGAACGGGGGTAGCGGCGGCACCGCGGCGATCACGCAGGTGACGAGCCCGCTCACCCCATTCCATGGGACGCACTACGCGCAGTGCCTATGGTCGGCGGCGAGCGGCAGCCCGACCGGAGGAATTGACTTCGCGGCCATCACGGTAGCGACCGGGCGCATGTATGTCAGCGCCTACGTCAAGGTCGGGTCCGGAGGCGCCGGGCAGCAGAACCTCGTCTGGAGTTTCACGGGGACGGCAGCGTTCACGACGCAGAGCAACCCGGCCCACGTTGCGGCCGCGGCGGACGGCTGGTACCGGATGGAGGCTTTCCTGACGATCACGACGGCGGGCACCCTCATCGCGCATCTTGGGGGCACCACGGGCACGGGCAGCCACAACTGGAGCGTCGGGGCGAGCCTAAACATTGACGGCGTAATGATGGTGCCGGGCACCGCTTACAGTCTCCCGTACGGGGACGGCGACGACTTTGTGACGGCCACGGTCGGGTGGGGGTGGACCGGGGCACCGCCCACGACGAGCGTCTACCAGAGCGGCAACTACCAGAACGGGTACAACAACTTCGCGGCCAGCGGCGGAGCGATCGAGTACGCGGGGGCAGCCCATGTCCGGTCGGGGCTGAACAGTCTCCATATTATGGCGACCGGGGCAGCGAACCCGGGCTGCACCATGGATCCGCTCGCGTTCACGAACGGTACCGTCATCACTTGCGGTTGCTGGGTCTACTGGCCCAGCCAGTACGGGGCACCTTTGCCGATCACGCTGACGCTGACGGGCGGGCTCGCGGCCAGCACCACGGTCACGCCGGCCGCGGATACGTGGACGCAGATCATTGTGACGGGAACAACGACGAGCGCCACGGCCACAACCATGGCCGTGAAATGCACGGGCACACCACCCCCCGGCGCCACCTACATGGTCGATGACCTGACTGCCAACGAGGGCACCAACACGGCCAGCTTCAACGGGGACATGGCCCCGGACAGCAACTACCGCTACTACTGGGACGGCGCCGAATACGGTTCCACCAGCGAGGCGGAGTACCGGGGGCTCTGGCTGGAGGAGGCGACCGGGGCACCATGCAAAGCAATGCAGATCACGGTGAGTGGGCTCGGGCTCACAGCGACCGAGGTCACGGTACAGCGGACCGCGGACAACGAAACATGGACGGTCCCGGGCTGGTTCAACCGGAAGGTCACGGACGCGGACACGGAAACCGATTTCGCGATCCCGCTCGGCCGGCCGGTCACCTACACCATGTTCGTGAACGGGGTCCAGTTCACGCAGCAAACCATCACGCTGGCGAGCACCTGCGGCTACGTGCAGGATCCGTACGACCCGACGTCCGCGATGCCGGTGAACACGATCCTCACGGATACGAACGTCCTCACACTCGGGAAGGGGGCACTCGACAGCCGCACCCACGTTTCCAACGCGACGAAGGCCACCGTCATGGGTGCGAAGCGCCAATACAGCATCAGCGGGCAGCGGCTCGCGGACGGCAGCGTCATCATGCTGATACACGCATGGAAGAACACGGTCAGCGATCAGTTCAAGGCGATGAGCGAAGGGGCACCCATCCTCCTGTTCCGGGGGCTACCGAGCTGGGGCAGCATCCCGGGCCTTGCCTACATGGACGGCCCGGTACAGGAGTACGCCGTGAACCGGTACCAGCACCCGGGAAACAACAATGCGCTAACCCAATGGACGATCACTGGCGACCTTGTGCAGGCGGTGAGCCGGCTCCCGATCACGGGGAAGGCCACTTATGACCAAGTAGCGGCCGAGGTCGCCGGGGCGACGTATGCGACGGTGCAGGGGAGGAGCGGGAGCCGGCACTACCTCGACATACAGGCGAACCCGCTAACGCTATGAGGAACCTTCCAGCAGACATGATGGACGCACTACGGGGCAGCGCGAGCGACGTCCGGATGCAGTTCAACGTCTGGTACAACCAACGCCTCATATACCCGAACGTACCGGTCAGCGGGTGGAGCATCAGTTGGGACAAGACCCGGCAGATCATGGGGCAGGGCACATTCGCGGTCCTAGACCCGGACGCGCTCATGATCCCATGGCGCTACCGGGATCCGCTCAACGTCGGGGGCGGGCACATGCAGGCGAAGATCTACGTTGGGCGGAGCAGCGCGGATCTTGGCTACCTCCGGATCACGCGGAGCGAGCCGGACGAGAAATGGAAACTGTACGAGCCGAACGGGGTCAAGCTGTGGGTCAGCGGCACCCACACGATCAACGTGCAGGCAGACGACCGGACCACCATGGTCCAGTCGAACAAATACATTGCACCGGAGACGGCACCGGCAGGGGCTACGGTTTTCAGTGAGTTCGCGCGCGTTGTCGCACCTTTCATGATGGTCATGATCGACCCGGCACTCACGGACCGGCCAGTCCCATCCACCGTCGTTTACAGCGGGGACCGGATGGGGACGCTCCAGCAGCTCGCGGACGCGATCAGCGCCGGCCTACGGGTCACGGGCAGCGGACAGCTCAGCGTGTACAAGCCGGGCGGGAGCAGCCTATGGACATTTCAGGGCGGATCTCACGATGCGAACCTGAACACGGCGAAGAGGAGCAGTGTTTATGCGGGGCTCTACAACGGGGTCGTCAGCCGAAACACGCTTCCGAACGGGAGCGCCATACAGGCGACAAGCTTCGAGACCGGTGGAGACCTCGCATGGGGCGGCCCGCACGGGCAGGTACTGTACGAGCACCAAGCAAGTTTCGCGACGGACCAGAACAGCATTCAGGCCGACGCGGACACGAGCCTACGGAACCTGATCCTCGGACGGAACAGCACCATGACGTTCAGCGGCAACCTGCACCCGGGCATCGAGACCGGGGATCCGCTCACGGTCATGATGCCTTTATGGGACGGCACGGAGTGGCCGCTCCAATGCATTACGAGCGCGGTAACGATCAAGGGGACGGGCAACGTCAACCCGCTAATGGATTTCACGGTCACGACCCTTGACAGCGATCTCGCGGCCGCGGGCGACGCCAACCTGAGAGGCCGGTGACATGACCAAGGATCCGATGGTAGAGACACGCCGGCTCGTACAGACGATCGGCTCGATCAAGTCGCAGGGCGGGACGGTTGAGTTCCGGCCCGGGATCATCCACCTGAGCCCGAACCCGCAAATGGATTACGGTATCGGGCCATACGCATGGGTGGTGAGTTGCGGAGGAGTACAGGTCAACGCGATCTGGAATCAGGGCATCAGCCCATGGGACGGCGCCCAATGCGTCCTCGCGCTCGCGACCCTGAACAAGGCAACCACCTACTATGTGATGGCGGTAACGGACACCCGGCCGAGCCTGAACGGCATGGCGAAAGTCACGGCGTTCACGGGCGGCAGCAGCACCTGCACGGTAACGATTTACGGGCACACATACACGGCGCACCGGGCGAGCAGCTACACACCCACGGTGGGTGACTACGCGCTGTGCATCGAGGTCCACGGCCAGCTCAAAGCGATCTGCGCCATGACGGCCTACACGGAGCCACCAATCACGCCGGCACCGAACGTCGCACCGAACCCGAGCCCTCT